ATGGTACAAATGCGTGTCGGTTCGGCTAACTACCTCGTATGCGTCAACGGCTCGACGAACGCCTATTACTGGGACGGAGCAACATGGGGAACCCTTAGTAACGCTCCTTCTGGCGCAAAGTACGCTGCCGTGTTTAACGACCGACTATACCTCGGTGGACATAGTGGAGTAACCATAGCAGCGTGCGCTGTGGGTAACCCGAATGTATGGGCGACGCCTTCAGGTTTTTCAGTTGAATTCACCACCCACGACGGCGAACAGGAAATAACGGGGCTGTATCAAATTGGTCCTGTATTGCTCGCGTTTAAACGTGAGAGCACTGGATACCTAGAGGGGTTTGGCTTCCAGACGCTCGAAGTCGAAGCAGGTGGTCGCGGACTGTCTCGTTCTGTGGGGCTGCTAGGCTTCCGCTCTTTATCAGCAGCAGGTGAGCAAGGTCTCTGTTGGCTAACCGAAAGAGGGTTTGTCTACTACACCATTGGCGGACAGATCCAGCTTATATCTCGCCCCATTCAAAACTTCCTTGACACTATATCGTGGACAAACATCAAGGACGGTTCTGGTATTCCTACCAGCCTGTACTGGCCGCAGAAGAACGAGTATTGGTGCGCCCTTCCGTCAGCGTCGGGTCAAAACGACTACGTGTTCCGGTGGCGTCCCCCAACGGCAACATCGACCCCATGCGTCATGCTCGACAAGCACGGGGTGGACGGAGAGTCCTCAGTATTTGTGGGATCGGACGGCAACCTACAGATCCAGAACGACCTGTCACGCGATCAAGTGCGTGTATCAAGTGGTGATATGATTATTGGCGTGACGGGAATGTACACTGAGATCACATCAGGAAACCTTACGCTTGCACTCGCAGCGCACGACCACGCAGCCCTCTTTTCTGCAGACCGTGACACAGATGAGGATATTTCTGCTCCATGGTCACTAGGGTACGACGGCTTCGTTCGTAAGCTAGATGTCGGGAACACAGACAACGCTACCGGATCTTTACGGGACGACGGAAACGCTGTGTCCATGCGAATTAAATCGCGTCCCATGTTGTTTGGAAACCAACTGCGCAAAAAGCGTTTACGCACATTCCGTGTGGCTTCATCTCAAGATGAAGTGGCGGAACTAGTGGTCGTGCCGACGCACGATGGCACCAGTGGTACGACTAAGACCCTCTCTATGCCTGTGACAGAACCCGGAAGGGCGTCAAGCGTTAAGTCACGTACGACAGTAAAGGGATACGCGCTGCAGTTAGACATGAGTACCTCACAAGATGTTTCTGTGGGTGCCATTGAGGTAGTCGCAGAAGTTCTAAGGGAGGGGTACTGATCTTGTGGCTGGTTTCGCAGATGGCCTCCAAATGCACGTTCCATGGTACAGTGCATTCGTCCGCTACTTTGCGTCCCACTGGGACGAGCAGCAGCGGGTTGCTGTGCTGGGATTCCGTGATATTGCAAGCAATAACTCCACGATCAGGTGTCTCGCTAGTCGGGCTACGATGTACGTCAGGGTCCATGTGCAACACGACGGGTCTGGAGGTGGTGGCGTGAGCTACAATGCATCGACCTTCTCGTCTTCTACGCAAGTAGATACGCGAGAAAACAAACAGTACGACGGCACAATAGCCCGCGATGGCACCAACCGCTTTTTTGTCTGGTTGATTCCAGAATTCCTAAACAACGACGGATCGTTCACCAAGTTTAATGGAGCGGACGGTGCAGACCACATGGCCTACATAGACCTAGGTACTTAAAATGCCCATCGACTACACAACCCCTACAGTATCACCACCCACAGCATCCGATACTCTTGAAGACTACACTGGGGAACCCGGGCTACCGGTTATTCCAGCTGGCAATGCTATAACACCACCTGCTGCAGCATCAGAACCAGATGCTCCCACTGTTTTTGACAGTCTTGGTTCATTCTCTCAGGACGCCCTAAAGTCTCCGGGCCGCTGGGATGCTGATATGATCCAGCAGGGCTTGGGGATGATACGAGAGAACTCAGCCATTGCTCAAGAGGACCAGATGGCGACTCTTGACGAACGCATGGCAATGCGAGGCGCTGTGGGCTCGTCGATAGAGGCGGACTCGACAGTAGACCTGCTCGGTCAACTGAACCGTTCGCGTCAGGAACAAGAGTATGGACTTCTAACCCAAGCGGCAAACGCAAACGCATCCGACCAAGCCTCTGCAGCGAACATCGCAAGCACCACAGCGGACCTAGAGCAACGCCTAGAGCAAATGCGTATCGACGCAGCGTTCCGTGGTGAGGCGTTCGATATTGACCGCGAGCGGATCAATATTCAGAACGAGCAGTTCCGTTCTCAGATGACAGAGAGCCAGAAGCAGTTCCAAGCGCAAATGGACGAAGCTCAAGCCAGCCGCTTACAGGAACTAGGGCTGTCGCAGCAAGATTTCGACCAGCGAGCCCTCAAGCTGCAACAGGATGCGCAGCAGGCGGGACGTAGCATGGACCTGCAGGAAGCCCGCGACAGCGCAGAGGTTAGTTACCGCCTAGAAGCCTTACAGCAAGATGCAGAACTACGCGGTGAAGAGTTCGACATTGAACGTACGCGCCTAAGCCTGCAGGGTGAGCAGTTCGACCGAGAGATTGGCCTGAAAGCGACAGAGATTGCCAACCGGGCGGATCTCGAAGGCCGAAAAATGACCCTTGAAGAAGCCAAGCTCGAAGCAGAAAATCGCTGGGAGATAGAGAGGCTCGGAGAGGCCCGTTCGGCACGTCTACAGGACGCAGGAATCAAGGGCAGGGATCTCGACCTGCGTTCCGAAGCATTAGCGAAGCAGTACAACCTGTCGGACAAAGAGTTAGCGCGAGACTACGCCGAGTTAGACCTCCGTCGCGAGAGCATGTTGCAAGACCTCGGGATTGACAAGGAGAAGTTAAGCCTAGAAGCCAAGCGCATCCAAGAAGACTCTCGCCTGCGTGGTGAGGAGATGACCTCTCGGCAGGCAATGCAGCAGGCGGAACTAGAGTCGCGCTCGACGATGCTAGAACAAGAAATCATGGCCGCTCAAGAGGAATGGATGGCCTCTCTTTCGTCCGAAGAACGGATGCAGCAGGAAGACTTATCTAGTCGTATGGCTCTTGCCAAAGAAAAAATTCTCGCGGACGCTGCTGCACAGGACAAAAGCCTTACCTCTGCAGAAGCCGCCCAGCAAGCCGAACTGCAAGCACGCCGCGAAATGGCGGCAGAACAGATTCAAGCCGATGCAGACGCGCAGGGTAAGACCATTAGTGCAGAAGAGCTTGCCCAGCAAGCCGATATTAAGGCCCGCGCAGTCCTAGAAGCGAATAGAATCGCTTCCGAAGAAGGGCGACAAACGTCAGCGATTACAGCAGAGGCCGCGCTGGAAAAAGCTAAGGCACAGGCGCAGTCAAATATGCAAGCCGACCGCTTAAAGGTAGAGCGTGAGATGTTCGACGCACAAGCCAAAGCTCGGAGTAAGGAGTTTACGTCACAGAACAAGTTAGACCGCGACAAATACAACACGTCGAAGGCCCAAATACAGTCCGAGTTTGCAGATCGCACGGCGCAACGTCTACATGAGATGGGCCTTCGTGAAGGCACAGACGCGCGACAAGCTAAAGAGGCACAGTTAAATCGGGTACACGAAAGCACGCTTCAGACCATGCTCAAAGATGGCCGCATTACGGTCGAGAAAATGCGCGAGGACGCGGAGTACGCATGGCGCGCGGCCCGTAATACAATGGAGAAGGGACTCGCAGAAAAAGAGGAGGCCCTGAAAAAGACGGGCATGTCTGACGAAAAAGCCAAGTGGCAGGCAGCAAACCTCTTGGAAAAATCCCAGCGCACAGCTGATCGTGAGGCACAAACAAAGACAGACAGCGACCGCACGGCGATGCAGCAACTTGCTGCTTTATTGGGCTTCGAGGCTGACATATTTGGCTCCCAATCACGCGCAGACAGTATCTCTGAGAACCCCTCGCCCAACCCGCCGCCAGAGTCTGCGACCGTAATAGCCCAACTTCTTAAACTGCTGGCGGGCATGAGGGGTACGTCATGATGGATGATCTGGACGAAAAAGAGGCACTTGACCTGATGCGCCGCATGTCCATGGACGCAGAGTTCGATGAGGAAGAGAGTGCTGCAGGACCCTCCCCTTTAGATAAGATGGTGTCTGACATCCAGCCCATCGACTTCACCTCCGTAATGGACATAGAAACAGAGGGTGTCGAGGACCCAGACGATCCGGTCACCATGGACGACCCGGTCACCATGGACGACCCGATTGCGATGGACGATCCGATTGCCATGGACGATCCGATCACCATGGACGATCCGATTGTAGAGCCCGACCCCCTTAGCGTAATCCCAGACGAAACGATTGTGGAAGACGATCCGGCTGTTGTACCAGCCGATCCGTTTGTGTTGGAAGACGATCCGTTAGATGACGATAGCGGTGAGACCGACGACGAGACTGATGACCATGACACGACGCCCGACGAA